GCCCTCTCTACTTATGCCGTCTTTTTTTTTTAGCTCAAGTTTAACTCGTAAATAAACAACACCACGTAGTTAGACGTCAATGCTGTTGCTAACAGCTGCTGGTATGAAGACCATTGCATCGCATTGATGGTGGTGGTGGTATTATAGTTCGCGGTTAACACATGGCCGCTGGTGATAAAGGTAATTGCCGCATCGTTGTAACGGTAAGTGTACAAGACACCCGGTAACGTCGTGCTGATGTTGGTGAACGTCGCAGCAATCGCACCCCAGTCACTGACCTTCAACGTACTATCAAATGCCGTGATCGGAGCATTGTCCAGTACGTTGGTAAATGAAGGCAAGCGGATAGTAAACCCGTAACCCGCTTTATCAATGGTTAGATACGGTGTTGTCGTATCATTCACCGGTCGCATAACCTTCGCTGAGACCAAGGTATTGATTGACATCTGCGCGTAGGTGCTGTCGGGGATAAAAATGATTTTACCGTTGACGATCCACTTGTAGAACTTGGTCAGGTTCGCTGCACCGGATGCGGCAGTACCAATAGCCGTGCCAAGCTCAGTGAAGTTAGGAAGCTGTGACAAATCGGTAACCTCACCGAAATAGCCAAAGTCCCAATCCCCCAATGCCAGGTTCTTCGGCCCAGGCCCTGTATTGGTGAAATACCCAATAGCAGTAACCGGGGTACCTGTTCGACCCGATCCTTTTACACTGACGATTGAGTAGTACGACACCTTGTTCAATGGTGCCGTTGTATCCTCATAGCTTAACGCATCACCAGCAAGCGTGGCCACTTTGGTCAGTGTGCCCGTCTTGGTGGCTGCACGCCAAACCTCGATTGCATCCAACGCCACCGTCCCTCTGTTCTTCCAGGCGAGTTTTGCTCCCATGATTCATTCCCCTTAGAATAACAGTTCCAGCACGCCTTGAAAGCGCAGGTTGCTTTGAGAGATAGCCGACCAGCCAGTAGAACCCGACGTGATGTTCATGTAACCGTAGGTGTTGGCGGCGGAGACTTGCGTGTCTACCCACGCCAGACCCATCCACGTCCCCATCACCTGATCACACAGTTTATATTTGATCTGCCCGTTCACACCTGGCGCAGGTGGCACCATTGGAGTGGGTCCTGTCCCAAAGAGCGACATGATCATCCCAATCTCGGACACCGCTGCTTCAGCACCGTACTGAGCGGTTTGAAGAACTGCAGTAGGATTGCCCACTGTTGCGTGCGGCAACCGGAAGACAAAGTCATACCCGTTCTTGCTGACCACCACGCCATTGGTCTCGTAGGTGTTGTCCTTGACCAACAGCTTACTGTTAATCAATTCCCCCGGAGAAGGCGCGGCGTTGTTGTAGAGCTGGTCAGCCGTGAACAGAATACGACCACCCACCACAAACTTGTGATACACCGACAAAGTTGGTATGGCGGCTTGCGTGGCCAGCGGAGTAGTTGCGCCCGAGGCAACGATCCCTGCATAGAGTTCAGAGTTACTGAACAATAAATTAGGATCTACCTCGCCGAAGTAACCAAAGTTCCAGTCGCCGCGTGCAAGCTTTTGCGGACCCGGGCCGGTGTCAGTAAAGTAACCCAGTAGGAGTTGTTCGGTGTACGTGATGTTACCATCAGGCAGCACAGCGCCAACCAGAATATAGTAGATGCTACGGTTTACCGAAGTTTGGTACGTGTAGCTGGTAACGTCAGATCCAACGTTGACCACGTCACTTGGCGGCGAAGCCAAATTGACCTTACTGCCCGCGCTACGATAAAGCCGGTAACCGGTTGCACCTGAAACCGCATTCCAAGAAACAGTCAACGACATCTTACGCCTCCACTAATTCAAGCACAGGCCACCAACCCAGAGCTGTACTGCTCAAAGTCAGTGCAACGGTTGTTAGCCCGGCAATTTTAGCACGCTCACTGGTGGTGATACCGCTAAAGTAACGCACCAGACCCGTGTCGCCTTCACTGGTCTTTTCAGCAATGATGACCTGTGCGCCCGTGCCGCTTAATGCCGCCGTTGATAACCAATTGGGCATGCGCTGACCAATAGGGGTTGCGGCGAACATCGGATACACCAGATCGTTGAATTCACAGGTCTGTGCAATGGTTTGCATATCGAGTGGATAGGTACCGGTTTTAGACGGCAGTGCGGCAGCACTACCTACCTCACTCCAACCACGCATCAAGCGCACCTTGAACGTATACCCCTGAATGACCACAGTGGTTTCACCGTTAATCAACTTTTTGGTATCCAGCGAAGATACCGTGGTGGTATACCCCATCGGGCGTTCTGGAACAAACAGCACTTTGCCGTTGCGCGCATATTTGTACCAGTACTGGTTGGCACTGGCGGTTGTGACTGCGGCCACAGCCGCATTCAGGTTTGCTGCAGTAATCAGCTGTTCTGCAGAAAGAACGTCGTACAGACCCAAATCACGGTCGCCGTAGAGCAACACGTTCGATCCAGGACCACGGGTTTCAGCTGCCTGAATCTTCTGGTTACGAGAGACGATCGTCTCATTGGCGGATGCCGTCTTAAACACGTAGTAGTACGTATTACCCTGGATGGCTGTTGCATCAAGATACTGAGATTCGTTGTTTGACAACGTCACCAGCGGCGTGGGAAGGTTTGTACGATCAAGCGGTGCATCACCGCGGTAGATCGTGGTGGTGACAGGGATGGTGTTACGATTTGTCCACGCGAGTGTAATTGCCATGGTTGCCTCTAATTATGAATTACTAACGGTAACGCCGCTCAACTGCGCCGGATCATACATAGCTTTGATCTTGTACGGGTTAAGTGGTGTATCGATTACATACTTGACAGGGCCTGGTCGTTTACTGAGCAGGCTGACTGTTTTAATGCTGCCTGGTATCACGGGGCTGACTACAGACCCACGTGCATCTGGTGTCTTACTTAACATCTTAACAGTAAGCTTACCAGCTGGGGCGATTGGGTCAGCAATGGCTTTTCCAACAATCTTACCCAACACTGTGGCTTTAAGGTTGATTATATCAAACAGTCCTGTGGTTGACTCGCCCGGCGCTATCTTAAAATCCACCGGCATCGGTGGTGGGTTAGCAGCCACTATGTTGACCGGCTCCAACACGGTTTCGCTGGGATCATGGTACTCCAACACAGGCCACCATCCGACACTGGTAGACCGTACCGTTTTACTGGTTGACCCGTAACGCATGAAACCCGGCGTGGTTGTCACGTTCTGTGCAAACAACATTCCGGTCGCACTGACCGAGGTCTTAGACAAACCGCCAAAGGTTGTGGTAGTCACGTCTGCTGTGAAGCTGTCCCATTTGCCGGTACCTGCACCAACACCGTAAGCAAGCACTTTTGTCAGCAATGCGGTTAACTCACCGTATTCACTGACGTTAGCATTTGTATTTGTATCAGGATCGGTATTCGTTGCTGCTGGTAACCGCAGGAGGAACGCAGCCAAACGACCTTCTAATTTCTTAGTGATCATTGTCCGCTGTGGCTGTGGTGTAGCAGCAGGAGAAGGATATGCGCCTACACCACTGATCCCGTAGACCACGCCTAACTGATACAGGTCTTCCCATGATACGGGTTGATTGGCTGTGTTAATTGGACGTGATGGGATATAAACAGTTTTACCCTGGTAGGAGAATTTAAACCAAAGGGTAGTTGGGTCAGTGTCGTTACCGTACGCTAACAGCCCTACCTGGTTAAAGATTTCTAAGCTTGTAAACAGTTGCGATTGCGTGAGCGTTCCAAAGTAACCGGCATCGCTGTTGCCGGCTTGCAACGACTTTGGCCCCGGTCCTGATTTGGCGTAGTAGGTTTTACCCCCTCCCGCAGCAATCATCTCTAACATCTTAACCTCCAATAACAAAGACATCCTTGTCTTACTGATTTACCAGTTCATGGCTTTGGAACGCACAGGCTTGACTGCTTCGGGGATGTCTTCCACAATCATGTCCTGCTCTTCCAGGAAGTCGTATAACGCTTCGTTACCGACTGATAAGAACCCTTCGTCTGGGTCAAACGGAGGCTCGTCCATGCCTTCCATTCCAATTCCATCCGCTACCTCAGGCACATTCACCGTTGAACCGTAACGATCATACCCCATCAGCTGATCGACCTGATCGCGAGACCAGTTCATGATGTCTTCTGAGCGGGTAGAGATGTTCGGCTCGGCACCGGTGTCCAAAACGAAGTTGTTAATGTACACCGTTTTGTCCTGACCGATACGGTGCATACGCGCCATGGCCTGTTTGTAGTGGTGGAAACGGAAAGGCTTGTTCAACATCATCCCATTGTTGGCTTCTGTCACGGGTACCGCTTCAGCCAATGAACGGAAGGTAGCAACCAACGGGTTGATGTCTTCATTACTGCGGAAGTCCTTAATGATGTTCACCAACTCATTGTTCGTGTCACCATAGACCACCACTGGCGTGTACCCTTTAGCAATACACACCCGCCGAGCTTCTTCCAACACCGGCACAAAGTCCGTGAAGATCAAGGTCTTCTTCTCGGCGTTGTCGATGTACTGCTGGAAGTCAATGTACGCCACCATGTCAATGTGACACTGGGTGCGTTCTTTACCTAGGACGCGGCCCAGACACTCACCCTTGATCTTCAAGTCCACGTACTTGATCACTGAGCGGGCGTCTTTGAACGGTGCCTTCAGCGATTCGGGTAACGAAGGAATGATCACGTTGAGTTCGTAATCATTACAGTACTTGGATTCCTCTGACATGGTCCGCGGGTCAAAGCCGTACTTCTGGAACATCGCCACGTTTGCCTGGTACTGCTTAAAGGCTTCGTGGTCTTTGGGTGTGCGCAAATCACGACGGTGAGAGGTCATCGCATCGTCGTAGATCTGTTGATACACCGGACGGTTCTTGGTGTAGTACTCAAAGCGCTCCTTAATAAAGGACACCATGAGGGTACGAATCGCCTCCAGGGTATAACGTTGACCGTTCGGGATCTTGACCTTGACCGTGGCTTCAACCGGCTTGTCCGACATGAAGCTTTCTTTAGGTACCAGGAAGCTCACAATCCCCAACCGGTTTGCCAGGATGTCATTTGCCTTACCACCGACCTTGCCCCAGATCTTACGCATGGCAAACTCAACGTCACTGTTGAAATCAGGAATGATCGAGCGGAATAACGGAATGGCCTCAGACCCCATGGCGGTCAGCGCGGTACCGGAAAGCCACAGCACGTCTTGTGACCTCGATACCGTGCACAGTTCATCAAAGGTCGAGGTACGAATCGATTCCTTTGATTTCATGTTGAGGTTGTGGGATTCGTCAAGGATGATTCCGACGTTAGGCAGGCGAAGGCTCTTAGCCATCTCCAGCGCCTGTCCTAAGCGTTCGTAGTGGAAGATCATCCACTTGGTACCCTTTGGACACGCAGTGTTGGTATCGGCCACCCAGGTCGTCTGGTTACCACTGACGCTTTCCTTGAGGGTTTTCTCCCAGACATCGTACACGGCTTTCTTTGGCGAGATAACAAAGACGTAATCCATGTCGCGGGCAAACATGGTGGCGATCCCACCAATGGTTTTACCGGCACCGGGGTCAGCTGCATACAGTGCACCGTTTAACCGATAGCGCGGTTTGGTGTAGTTGTAGTATTGCAGGAAACCACGTTGACTGGGCAGTAGCGGAAACTTGATGGGTTTGGTGCGGTTGATATCTATGATGTCCGCCCAGTTCTCATCGATGTCGTTCATCCAGGTGTTTTCTTTAATCAGTTCGACGATACGGACCAACACCCGACGACTGCAGTAACGGGTTTTGTCGTTGATCATCTTCTCGAACATGTACACCACTTCAAGTGCAAAGAAACTGTGGAACGAGAATTCACTGGGCTTCACGTTCTTAAACATGTACTTGGCGATTTTAGAGGTGCCCCACAGTTTATCGATGTCGTACTGAATAAAGCGTGAGGGCGTGCCGGAGATCGTGATTAAGCCGTTCTGTTCCCGAACGCTGATGATCCCAAGCATCCCTTTAACGCGGTCAAAGAGAGCCATAAGTAGTTCCTGTTTTAATAGTTGAATAACATACAATTTCCATCAGATTTTAAACCTATATCACTATGGTGAGTTTTCAGCTGAAAACAGATGTAATACTTTACATGTGAGGAATAATCTGATGAGCAATTCACTCGTTAACCTTGGCATCATTATGTTCACCCTTATCGGTTTGACGTTAATGTTTGTCTTTAACGTAAAATGATGTTATGACGATTAAGTTCGTCAAGCCAATACTCTGCTTAGGGGTTGAGTATTAACAACCAATTATAAATTCGAAGGTCCACCACCATGATTAAATCCATTATTCAAGAAGCTGTCGTAAGAGCACTGGCAGCCACAAACGCTGAAGAATACCTTATCCGCTTGAGAAGGAACATCGAGTCGGACATCCGCCATCAGATCAAACTGCATGGTGGTCGCGAAAGCTTTGACGTGAACACCCGTTTTAGCCTGGGCTTTAATGGTGAAGACGGTTTCTTCCAAACCATCCGCACCAACATCATCAACGTGAAGTCGGGTGAAGAGATTGCCGATACCGTAAAAATCCCTATCCACCAGTATCACATGCTGGGTGGTTTACGCGGTGCTTTCCATCACGCTTCCATCAAAGCCAAGCTTGCCAACGACTACTACTTTGCTGGCGGCGAAATCCATACTCTGAAGTCAGTCCTTGAGAACGAGCTGAAGCCACTTTTCGGCAACCACAAAGTCATCATCGCCGTGAACCACGCGCGTAAAGGTGATTGTGCGGTTGACGTTGAACTGATTCAGTGTTCACTCAAGAGCCTGGCCGATATGTTCTCTGCACTTGAGAGCGGGTTGTCTGACGACGCGGCAGTAGCTTAGTTCACAACAAGAAGAGGGTGGTAACACATCCTCTTCTTTTTATGTCGCACTTGTTTTTACTTTTTGTAATGGACGTACTTTGTAATGACTCCTCCACCACGACTCGTGAGCCAGGTGACCTGGTTGCTGCACGAGATCAGTGCGGCACTTACCCAACCCGATGATTACCTGGCCGTCCTCAACCACAAGCCAATCGGTGATCGCGTAGATCGCATGAACTTTATTGCCACCCGTTTACGTAAGTACGTTGAGCGACAAGTATTAGAATACATAAGTACTTGTATCTATGTAGACCACAGTACGTGGTTACGTAAACCGCGTGTTACTGCTGAAGTAATCGATTTCCGTATTCGGTTGACCGTCCATGGACTCAGGGGCGTTGTAATCCACTCTGTGGAATTTGCACCAACCGTGTATGCACATACCAAACCGTATTTCAAAAATACGATCTGTCAATAAAGAGGCCTCGCATGTCTGGTAAGAAAAACAACATGAAACAAGTGCGTAAAGAAGCTCAGCGCAATGCTCCGGTTCACTGGGAGCAGAACTGGATTGACCAGGTGCTGGACTCTATTCGCGAATTCGCCAGCCAGTCTGTGCGTCTGCGTTTCCAACGTGAAATCGCAGTAGCCGATCGTGCGAACTGGACCTTTGGTTCAGACATCGACGTTGAACACGATCGTCGTCGTATTATCGTAACCGAATGGTTTGTGCCGATTGTTGACGGTAAGCCGGTGGTGTACCTGGATGAAGCCAACACCCAGCTGAACCCGGACATGCAGGCGTTCAAATTCATCCTGCGCTACGACCATCTGCAGCAGGCAGCCAAAGACGCACATCAGCGTCGCACCAACCCGAACATCGGCTTGTACTACCTGCCGGAAGTCACTCTGCAGGCTGGCGAGAAAGGCTGGGAAGCGCGTCTGGAAAACATCGACCGTATCGGCCGTAAGCTGGTACAGGAAGCGGTGGAATACCTGAACGCGAAGAAGGTGGTGCTGGAAGCCGAATACGGTAAAGAGTCTGATGACGGTATTTACCTGGGCGCCACCCTGGCGTACAACGAAGACGAAAACCTGCTGCAGGTGGTAACCCACAAACGTGGTCCGCTGGACGTCATCGAAAACAAAGATGGTGAAGTGAACTACGAAGACATCCAGAGCATCGACATCACGGGTACGTATCCGGCTGATGATACAACGGGTGCCAACGTGCGTTCTGCTGTCGCGCGTCATGCGGCTGAGCACCGTGACTGGAAGCGTGTGGTTAAACCGTCTCAGGCTGCGTACAAGCGCTTCTCAGGCGATCTGGCTGATTACCTGATGTCTATCAGCGAAGAAGTCTACAAGCGCGCTCAGGCCGCTGCACCGGCTGATACGAAGGTCGACTTCGAATACAACCTGATGAACGGTGGTCTGGAAGCAACCTACCAGAAAGTACTGACTGAAGACGCTGATGGCCAGACTGGCGATGTGGGTGTGAAAGGTAAGTTTGCTGGCGATAAAACTACCGTCAACATCGAACTGGCGCGTGAAGACCGTGCAGCTATCATTCTGGTGGCAGGTCGTATCGAACCGGACATGTGGTTCCATGTGCAGGCTGATTACCTGGCTCGCTTCCTGGCGACCTACGGCAACGGCCAGACCACGGTGTCAAAAGAAGTACTGGGTACCGCATAAGTAAGACCTCAACCTTTCTCCTCACGGGGAAGGGTTGGGGTTTTATGCCGGTTTGTTGTTTATTTTTTGTTTCTTTTGAGTTGTAGATTTTTTCAGACCTATATTAAAAAGGTGAATAAGAGCAATAAACTTCTCTTCTATCTATCTAATCAATGAGGATTTACCATGAACACTAAACTGATCATTACCGTAACTGCATCCATCGCTGCAATGGCAACTGGCATTACCCTGCTGGTTAAACATCGCAAAGAAGCCAAAGCCACCATCAGCGAACTGTCTGATGCGATTGCTGAGTCCTCTATCGCTGCAATCAACAAAGTGGCTGACGCACATCCAGAGAACACCGAAGTACAAGCCCAAGCGAAGAAGTCAATCGACAACATCGCTGCAGCATCCCTGTAATTAACTTTATCAACCTTAACCTGTGAGCTTGCCATTATGTCAAATGTAAATACCGTTGCTATCGTCGCTGTCGCTGTTGTGGCTGTAACCGCTGTTGTCACCGTGTTCAAACGTAAACCAAAACCAGAGCCAGTGGTTCTGCGTAAACTGACTAGTGAAGAGCAGCACGAAGCAGTCATGCAAGTAGCACGTCTGTCCAACGATCCAAACTACATTGAGCTGATGGACATCATGGGTAAAGCCGTTGATTTCAATCGCATCGCCCCACTGTACGAAGTTGTCAAATAACCCTTTAACTTGTGAGACTCTATCATGAACACTTTAGCTAAAATCGCTTTCGCTGCAACCTGTACCGCCATGATCGCTGCCGGTGTCTACTACGAAGTGCAGATCCAGAAGATCCGTAACAAACGTCACGGCAACAAAATCAACCAGACGGATAAAGGTGCAAACATCATTATCCTGGCACCACTGCCAACCGTCCGTGTCAAAGCGGTCCGTTCAGTTGCTGCCCTTGATCCACGTGTTCGTAACCTGACCCATTAATCTCTCTTCATTACCTTAACCTGTGAGGCTATTCCATGTTTGACTTAACGACCGTATCATCTTTAGTTCTGTTAGTTGCTCTGGTCGTTGTATGGAATTTCCCATATGGCGGTAACAAAGAAGCAGTCTAATACGCAGTACCTTTTACACCTTAACCTGTTGGAGCATTACCATGAAATCAATCATCACCAAAGTTGTTGTCTCTGTAGTCGTCTCTGTTGTCGCAACCGCGGCAGTCAACTACATCAATAAGAAGTCTGGCCGTGGGCATCTGAAATCCACTGTCACATACCTGCAGTTTTAGGAGGTGGTCGTTATGCCATTATCCTGTCCGTTAAATCAAACTAACCTGGTTACTCCTACGAGGGTTTACCGGTGCGTTTGCAATAGTACTTAATCCTGCTGAGCGTTCATGTGGACCTCAGCAAACTAACCAAAACTAATCAATTGCAAAGAGGTATTACCATGAACACTATTAACACTGCTAAACTGACTTTCGTAATGTCTGATGAATTCGTTGCGATGGTACGTGAAAACATCAATGAACTGGGTGTGAATGGCGTGGCCCGTATGGCTGAACGTCGTTACCAGTTCCGTAACCCTAAACTGATCGGCATCGATGTTGATGCATCTGACATCAAACGCGCTGTAGCCATGGGCTATGGTCTGGTTGATGAGAAAGACCGTCTGGCTAATATCTATGCGTGGCTGAAAGCAAACGTCCGTAAAATGTTTACTGGCGCTGCTGTCACCAAAGAAGGCGTGGCGAATGCCTGGAAAGCCTACCGCAAATATGTATCAGACAAAGGTCTGGAGCGTCTGTTTGGTGGTGCTGGTATCACTGGCACTAACAGTATTGTTGAACGTGAGTTCAAAATCATATGTTCAAACGTCGCAGAATCGATCTGAGGGAAACAACATGTTTGATTTAGTTAAGTGGGTCGCTATCATGGCGATCGTCACCTTCTTCATTCTGCTGATTCGTGCAATGTTACGTAAACCAGCAGGTACCAATCAAAAGCGGTGGGTTGTACTCTCCACCCCTGAGTTGTTGGACCGGGCGTTTCAAACTGAACAGATGTATGAGATTGCAGAGCGTACGGCACAGCGACATCTGAGTGCTTATGGCACTCATTCGTTTGTTGAGTTCTACACTGAAATCTTTAAAGAGTTCGACAACGCCCGAACCACAGACGGCTATCTACTGTCAGGTACGATTACTGACCAGGGTGAAGATGCCCTGTTTAATATCACGCTGACAAAAGGCATGGAAGCGCAGACCAAAGAATACAAAGTGAGTTATGTGCATTTAGCACGGGTCACTGACGTTCTTTCTCCTGCCTTACTGTCTCGTTTAAACTGGCATGTTAAGAGTCATAACAGCGAGGGGTAATCCCCCTCGCTTTATGCCGCCCTAATTTACAATGCATCGGATATCACCCCTACATCACTAATGTGTATCCTGTGCCTAATCTTTTCGAGGAACGTATTATGAGCAATTCCGCAATGATCAATTCAGTCCGTGATTTTAAGAAAGCACGTAACGCTCAGACTGACAACGTCGTGGATATTCGTTCACAACCGTCTCTGGCTGAAATGCATTTTGCCCGTGCTGATGAAGCACACATTGAAGTAACCATTGAAACCCCATCTGAAACCTTGACCTGTGAGGAAGTAATCATGAACACTAACACTACTGCTAACACCGCTGGCGCAACCCCTAACAACCTGAAAGTTGAACTGAGTGCTTTGGCAAAAACTGTTGAAGCGGCGTTGCAGGAAGGTACTGCGCAAGCACAGCCTGCTGTGGAAGAGCAGATCGAAACCGTATCAGTACGCGATGTGGTCAAAGCCCGTAAAGGTATCCGTACCAAACAGATCATTGAGAACGTCGGCATGGCAGTGGTAACTGCAGCCACTATCTCAGCAACCGGTCGTAAGTTTGGCCGTAACAAGAAGGCTGCTGACATCACTGCGGGTGTCTTCGGTGGTCTGATTGCTTACAACGCAATCTCTAAAGTCAGCCAGGGCAAGGCAGAGATCATCGCTAAATACGGTGATGACGAAGAAGTGAAAGCAGCTTCTACGTTCAACCTGTTTGACGAAGTCATCCCGAGCCTGGTTGGATCTGTTGTGTGTGGCGCACTGGTTGGTCGCTTCCTGGTGCGTAAAGCCAAAGAAGTTGTTAACGACGCGGCTGAATAAGGATCGCATCATGAGCCAAATTGATGAGGTGAGCTTACCGCTCACCGCACGTAAAAACGTGCTGCTCACTCGCCTGTCCCGTGGGGCAGGCTTCGTGGGTGCTGTGTCAGCTGGGTTGCTGTTGAAGAAACTCCCGGCTGAAAAGATCGCCTTGGCGGCGGCCTTGCTCTGTTCGATGGAACTGGTGACCGCAGGCTTAACCGCTGTGGATGACCAGACCGTCAAAGATGAAATGAAACGTGAGAACTTCGGTCGCCCACAAGAGAAGCTGGAAGCAGCGGGTGTGGGTATGGGTACTGGCTTCGTCATCGTAGCAGCAGGGCTGCTCATGGTGAAGCTCCTCAGTAAAGGTAAAGACAATGAGCAAAACACAGAATAAGCAGTGCGAACAAATCGAAGTGGTTGCCCGTCCTGAGCGTTGGGGTATCCCGTTGGTGGCAATCACCATGGGCGCCGTGCTGGCTGGCAGTGAAAACCGTGGCGTTAAAGCGCTGGGTGCAGGCATCGTCATGGCCTCTGCATTGAGCATCCTGAAGAAATTAGCAAGATTGGTGGACGAAGAATGAAACACAAAGAAATGATTGAAGAAATGGAAAAGGTGACCCACTCCGAACTGCTGGAGTGGTTTGGGTCAGGTAAGAATGCTGAAGACTGGATCGTTAGCTATTACAACTTCGATGGCTTCAGTGACGAGGAGAAAGAAAAGGCACACGCTGATCTGCGTGTTGAGATCGTTACCATTCTGACCGAAGATCTGCTGCCAAGCGAATACCCGTATGCTGCGCTGAAACAAATGGGTGCAACTTCACAGGAGCTCCAGGACGCCAGCGCCTACGTACCGGGTAATCAGGTCTCCATAGATCTTTCTCTGGTCGCCGGTGAGTGGATCAATAAAGATCCGGTTAACGCCGTGGAAGAACAGATCGATGCGGTGAAAGCCAAACTAAGCAGTAACCGTAAAAACCTGTTGCTTGGTATTGCGATCGGTAGTGTCGCAACCGCAGCTGTCGCTTATTGTCTGACCCGTGCAGATAAATGATGTGATAAGAGAAGGGAGCATTGCTACCCTTCTTTTTTTGTTTAACAGGGGGTTATTATGCACGACCTATTAGTGGTGATTGGGACGGTCATTGGCTTGTTCGTGCTGCTGTCCATTACTCGGCTGATGTTTGATTCCTGGTTGGCTCGAATGATGGAACGGCGTATACGTGCCTTGGCGTTGTTCCTGCGTGGTTATGATGGTGCGGTGAGTTCGACACTGTGTATGGTTGTGGTGGCAGAACTTCATTCGCGCTTATTCATGCCCAAAGAATTGAAAGTAGAAGAAGAACACAGCATCCTGATTAACACGATTGCCAACTGGATCGTGGTACTGTGTCAGCAAGAAGTGCGCAACCAATTTGAAATGCTGTTGGTGATTGCCAGTGAATTGAACCATCAACCCAACCACAAAGCGTGTGTGAATATCACCACCACCAATCGCCTGGAGTTGATTGTTACCACCGAGGGATTATCACAACCTCTCTACCTGAAGTTCCATTCGACCAATACCTTGTTTTGATCGGCATAAAGGCAGAGCCGGAGCCCTGCCTCGGTTTATGCTTTGCCTGCAGTGAGACGTTGCTCGTAATCCGCGATGATTGTCCGAAGACGCTCGTTCTCGGCTTCAGAGGCAATCAGCTGAGCATGTTCCGTTACCCGACGCTTAATGGCATTGAGGCGGTTCTGCTCATTGATACGGTGCTGCTCAGCGGTGACGGTACCCACAGACGGTGCGACGTTAATAGACACGGTAGGTTCAATACCCACCAGATCAGATACCGTTGCCTTGACTTCATCCATAGTCTGTTGCAGTGAGCTCACCAGTGACGAAGGCACTGCACCCAGTGGAATCGACAACACCACGTAGTCATACGCAATGGCGGTATCGTCCGGCATCGAGGCAATGTACGTACTGGGTACGTAGATCGTCTTCTGCCCTGGTGCTGTCAACGTGATGATCATGGCATTGTTCAGTACGTCTGATTCGTACTCGACCTTGGTCAACCCTACCGGCGTGTAAACACGCTCCAGGATATTGACGTTCAGACCGAGCATCTCATCGATGGTACGAACTGCTTCTGCCATGTAAATGGTGTCAGGCGTAACCGCAAAGGGCGCGTTTAACGACCAGATACCTCGTAGGCGCGGTGGAGGTGTAATGTTAGCCATGGCTTACCTCTTACACAGTAACCGGGTACAGAGACTCGGTATACGGCTTCGCCACCATCAGCAGTTTGATACCGTCTACGGTCTTGGTGCCACAGATGACGCCGTCACGTACCACACGGTTCACCCCAGCAGGCAGCTCAGAGAACTCTTGCATGGTTTCCGTGGCAATGACCAGCTCTTGCACCGCGTAGATGAAAGCCTGCGTGCCGCGTGAGATGCTGTCAAAGGTGACATTGTCAGAGGGGATCAGCGCGTAGTCCGGGTACAATTCTTTCAGCTTGAACTGACCTGAACGGTTAGTGGGTTTAGCCACCGCATTCAGGATCAGGGATTTGTTCAGGCTTGGGAAGATCTGCAGTGATTTACGGACGTGATCCTCTGGGTACCACTTCATGACTTTCAGTGGGAGTTCCAGCATGGTTTCGAAATCGATAACCGGGCTGTACGTACCTGCCTGCACCGTTTTGTTCGGAATGCTATAGGACATCCAATTCGGCGCGATCACGTACTCGATTGGGTTGAAGAGATCCGGGATCACTAAGCCCCATTCTTCTTCATCGTATTTCGAGTTCGCCAGGATAGACGCTTTGATGGCTTCATACGCCGCATCATCGTTACGCCCGTTCTTACCCCAACCCACAACCTGCCAGTAGGCAGTCTGGAATTTGGCGGTATTGGCTTTGTCGTACACTTTGAACGAGTAGGTCTGAATGAAGGTCTGTGGATGAACACCGATCATCTCGTCCAGCGCCTGCGACACATCCCCCTTCGTGACAGCATCAATCGCTGTCTTCTGTTGAACGTAATCTTCATGCAAGATGTCCAGCTGATCGTTGGGCACACAGTTCAACACATCCAATTCAAACCGTGGGTAACTTAACTGGAATGCGGCATCCGTAAACCAGATCTTCACGGTGTTGTCGTCAACGTTACTGCCAACGATGCTACCAGAGACCCATTCTGGCGCCCAGTGTTGTCCGTCGGTTACCATCGCACCAATCGCCAGGTTCGACCAGGCGTTGCCAAATTCGCTGGTGATCTGCTGCAGTGTAATGGTCTTATCGTTAGTGATCCGCCCGTCAATAATGCGCGTCATCAACCAGTAATGTAACTGGAGGATGGGTGACTTATAGACATCGGTTAAAACAAAGTCGGCACCGTTATCGTTTTCAGCGGTGAACGCCTGAAAGACCGCACCGGGTTGACTATCGTTAGTATAGGTTCCGATGTTTCGGGAAGACGTCAAGGAGATTGCTGATAACTCGCCGATTGCATTTGTAATCTGCGGGCTATTGTTGATCAAGGCATTGCATACCGCAAACCCGAGTATCGTTTTCATGGTTCACCCTTTACAATGGGAGTGGATAAAAGACATAACATTCAGCAACGGTACGTGATTTGGGGGAATAACAGCATGCTACTGTTACGTATACTTTTTATGTGTCTCCCCTTTATTCGGAAGCACTCGAATACCTTCATGTCCGACGGCGCCACCCGGTACAGCACCTCGCGCAAAAACAAAGGGATTTATTATGCGCTAATCGCATCCATTGTTCTGCTCTCAGGCTTAGTCATCTATGGCTATCGTGAATACGAGAACTTGAGTAAGCAGAATCGGCAGTTCGTTGACGAGTTAGGTGTTCTTCGTGGCATGACGAGCATCTACCCCAACATGACGGATATGTTGCAGCAAAACCGGATGCTGTTACAGCATAATAAAGCATTAGGCGATGAAGTGTTAGATCTCCGTGAGGAAAACAGTCGTTTACATGTTGAGTTGATTGGGAAATGTGAAACTCCAGTAAAAACGGTTGCGAAAGTACCTCCGTGACCGTTTTGGTATTTCTTTACCTACCCGACCTATTATAAGAGAGTATTGCGGATAATTTGAGGAGTTTACGATGGAAGTAACATCATTGCCGAAAGTCTCCATGGTGTTATACACCGATGGTGGTTTTCGACAGAATGTCGGTGGTTGGGGGGTGCATGGTTACAGCTACACCGTAGACGACGAAGACAAGAAGAAAAAGAAGAAACCCGCTGTTGGTGTACCGACCACCACAGGGTACATTATCAAAGACGATCCAAAGATGCAGCAACGTGAAGTTGTACGTCCTGCACAGGTCTTTGAGTCATTCGGTGGCTTGCTACCGGAAACCACCAATAACATCGCTGAGATGACGGCTACGTTGAACGGCATGGATCTTGCCGTGAGCCAAGGTGCCGAGAAGTTGCTCATCTACACTGACAGCGAGTACGTAACGAAAGGCCTCACACAGTACCTCAATAAATGGAAGTCAAACGGCTGGCAAAAAGCTACAGGGGGCGAAGTTGCCAACAAAGCCTTGTGGGTTGCATTAGACAGCAAGCTTGCTGAATTGCAAGCAAAGAACATCCACTACACGTTCCAGTGGGTGAAGGGCCATGATGGCCACAGAGGGAACGTAATGGCGGACTACATGGCAACGCGTGGTGTGCTGCTCGGTAAGAACGGCGATACCACACCGCGTCATAATGTCCAGGACTTCGGCGAGTACGACAAATACAGAGCGGACCGTCATCGCTTTGTGTCTCACGCTCGCTGGTACTTCAACCTCAGTGATGAGGACTTGCTGAAGGCGAACGAGCATGGCTTTTACGAGTACTGCTTCGGTCACCCTTCAAAGGAAGATACCGACCAAGTCTATCTGGGTAAAGCGTTGGCGGATACTGCATTCAGTACGGTGTGGTTGAAACAACCGGAAACCTGTTTGGACCTGGTGTATACCCGCGTGAAGAAGATCGCAACCAATGTGTACGGTAATGCCTTCATTGGGCGTCTTGACAACATCTACTCCCCGTTCAACCATAAAGAGATTATGGACTACGGCGGCGAGTTGTTGTTCCGGGCGAACAAGAACGACAACGACATTACTAACTGCACAGGTGCTTTGATTGTGCGTGAGTGTAACCCGCCGGCGATTTCGTATCGTGCGGTGAATAACCTCATGTTCCTGAACAAGTGCCTGACGGAGTTCCATACGGGGAAACTCAGTATCCTCAGTAAGGTGTATGACATTACCGATCTGATTTACGATCAGGAGACCACCAAGAAAGGTGAGGTGAAGTTCAACTTGGTGAAAACCATCAAGCAGAACACCAAAGCGATCAAGGTGCCGGTGTCGTGCGAAGTCCTCAATAAACCCATCACCGTAGACGTCACGTTGTCGCTGGGTCTGGATGTTCCTAACCGGAACACCTTAGCCGGCATCAGCGAAGCCAGTCCGAAGATTCACATCATGGTAATTAAGGAATCGGATGTTGCTTTCCGTTACTTGACTATCATGTCGTGTGACGACGGTTATTGCATCATGGCAAACGTCTACGCCAACCTACGCATTCTGTCCAAAGCGGATCTGGACAAGTGCGCGTAAGGAGAATGTGTTGTGTTTGATGCAGCAACGACATTACCAATACGCAACGACGTAGACATCGGCGCGTTATTTGACCGTGACCGAGACCTAGAGGCGCCGATTAAACGGCGCTTGTTTCTGACCTATGTTTGCAGACTGCGTCACCCTACGGACAATGCGGATGAGCTGAATCGTAAGTATGCGATTACGCGCAATGCAAAGGACGTGGACCGCTATCTCAAATATCTGTCAGTACTGGATCGCAGATTGGGCCGTGTGTATGAGGGGGTGGACATGTCTTCGCCACTGGACATCATTGCACACATGCCTGACTGGATTCGCTATGGGTCAACGGTCGAAGTGTTTCGTGATCTCAAAAACCTGAAGTATCTGTGATCGGCATAAGAGGCGTTTCCTCCCAGTGGGAGGAAACCCTCTACTTTATGCTGTCTTTTATTTTTTGCTTAACAGTTTGTCAGCGGTGTTGTTCAGCGCAGTACCGGTCGCAATCATCAGCGTCAGGGTCACGCTGTAGACATCTACCGCACGGGCCAGACTCAGCATGAGGTCACCCAACATCTTCACCTGCACGGCAGTCATCGGCAGCGCACCAGACGCAACGTCGTTGTGGATGAGTTCAGCCAGGGCTGCGATACGGTCCACGTTGAGGCGGGTGTCTTTGGCATTACGACGCAACAGGCCTTGCACCAGTGTGTTAAATTCCACATAGGTGGCCTGATATTGTGTCATAGATTCAAAGCGCGTAGAGAACACCGCCTCTGTAACATCACGCCCGTTAAAGGCTTTCTGCAGCATCAGCTCGGTTTTGTTCTTAGCATTGGTGACATTGCTCGCCACATACACCGAGGCACTCTCACCGTTGCTCAGATTCGCTAAGCAGGTCAACACACTGGGAAGTGTTTGCTCAACCGTTGCCAGGTAAGCACACCCCTGCACCAGTGTCGGCATCAGCTCTTTATATGAGACGTTCAAACGCTGCGGTTGGAAAATCAGACTGTCCATGACCTGCGTGTAGTTCATGGATCCCATGACTTTCTTGGCAGCATTAACGTCAGCCAGTACCAGTGGTTTGTCCAGACCCAGGAGTTTACCCTGGAAGTAATTCTTGATACCTGCAAAGAGATTACCGATCGAAGACTTGACATCAAAGCCTTCGTTACCGATGCCCTCGTTGAGGTCCTTTACAGCATTTTCAAAATCGCTAATGGTATACATATTTGCTCCGAGGGACGTTTGTTTTCTTCAACATATTATCACTTCTTATGAAGTCATTTTCTTTTTATCTAAGGAACAACCATGAGCTTATCTTTTGGTGAAGTTATTGAGAAGTCTAAGCCGATTCGGCCGTTGCTGAATATCGGTGCCGGCTTTGACATCCCGACCGGCAGTTATCGTTTTGGTAAGCATGGTGAGTCTATCCTGAACGGTGGACTGGCTCCTTACACAGCGATCGTCGGGAAAGGCAACACCTTTAAAACCGCCATTATGATGTTTAAGATGGGTCGTGTACTGGAACGCTACGGCAACAGTAACGCCCTGCACTACGATACCGAATGTACCTTTGGTACTGACCGTATCCTGAGCCTGATGTCCCACCTCGATCCGGGTGTGGCGCAAAGCTGGATCGATGAAGGTCGTATCTACCTGACCGATGACTCGATTGCCAAGGGTAACGAATGGTTTAAGAAAACCGTTCAGGAGTATGCGACGTTAAAACAAAAAGATCGCAAGTCCATGGGTACCCTGCCTTTCGTTGACAGCAACGGCAATCCAATTCCTTACCTGTTCCCAACCGTGAACGGCGCGGACTCCATCTCTGAGATGAAGTTCAACGACCTGGAAAAGAACTACGCGAAGATGGAAATCGGCCAGGGCGAAATGCAGACCGAAGCCATGCGTGTGTCGAACGCCAAACGTATGCTGATCGAAAAGACCCAGGGTTATGCAAATGCCGGCGGGTTGTATGTGATCATGTCAGCGCACCTCGGCAAAGAGCTGAACATGGACGGCAAACCGCAAGAGAAGAAAACCACCTTCATGAAGCAAGGTGACAAAATCTCTAAAGTGCCAAGCCAGATCCTGTCACTGCCGAACAACGCCTGGGAAATCTCCACCGGTACGGTGTTGATCAACCGCGACACCAAAGAGTGGTTGTATCCGAAACCGGGTGATGTTGAAACGGCGGGTAACCCCGATCTGCTAACCCTGGTGGCGAAGAACCTGCGCGGTAAGAACGGCCCGTCTGGTGTACCGTGGGAATTTGTGATGTCACAGTCTGAAGGTCTGCTGCCGTCACTGACTGAATTCAACCACATCAAAAACTGCAACCGTTACGGCCTTGGCGGGAATGACCGTAATTATTATGTTGAGTTACTGCCTGATGTGAAGCTGATGCGTACCACGGTCCGTGGCAAGATCGATGAAACCGCTGAGCTGCGTCGTGCGCTGGAAATCACCATGGAGATGTGCCAGATGCGTTACCTGTGGCACACCCGTGATCCGAAGTACAACGTGACACCTGAAGAACTGCGCGTTGGGCTGGAGAAGAAAGGGTACAAGTGGGATGTCCTGCTGAATACCCGTGGCTTCTGGACGTTTGAGGAAGATAACCATCCTCTGCCGTTCTTGAGCACCATGGACTTGCTTCGCATGTACCATGATGAGTACCGTCCGTACTGGATGTAATGTGTCCGCGCGCTAAGGGGTGAGGAAACTCACCCCACTTTATACCGCCGGTTGGGAATGTAATGTTGTATTGGGAAAGACTATTATGTTGAATAAAGAAGTACGTATAGTCGTTGCCGGCGATAAGGGGTTTCATAACAAGGACCGCCTGAAGTCGGCACTGGACTCACTGATCAGTGACATCTTTCTGGTTAATGAAGGTGTTACTGATGAAGACGAGCTCCTGACGAAAGAGCATGTGGTGCTGATCACCAACGGGGAAATCAAAACCCTGGCAGCAGAGGTGAAAGAGTACTCGGTAGCTGCAGGTATTGACATCCAGGAAATCCCGGTGGAATGGGATCGTGGAAAGAAAGCATTCTTCGACAACTGTGGCGTGTTAGGTCTGCGTTCAACGCATGCCCTGATCTTCACCAACCACAACGACGAAGGTATGTCTTCGCTGATCAAAGCCTGCCTCACTAACGGCAGTCGTGTGCGGGTCTTTACCTGCGCGATTTAAGGATTCACTATGATCGTATCGGAATCACACATCGGCATTCTTGATGTACCAGTTAGCCACGTCATTTGCACCGTCAATACTGAAGGGCATATGGGTAGAGGCATCGCGCTGTACCTTAAGAAGTGTATTCCCGGTCTTTATGACGCATACCGTGAGCAGTGCAAACAAAAACAATTACTGGTCAACACGTTATGGGTTTATGATCACAACACGCCAAAAATTCTTTGTTTCCCAACGAAAGATAAAACGTGGGAAGATAGCAGGTTGGAATGGATTGAAACCAACCTGCACACGCTGCGGGATACCTACCGGGAACGGGGTATCACGAGCGTGGCTATGCCGCCATTAGGCTGCGGCAACGGTGGTCTTAAGTGGGAGGACGTGCGTCCTCTCATTTATGCCATTCTCGGGGATTGCGACTTGCAGGTGCATATTTGCCTGGGTGTCAAATTACCCAAACCTGAAGAAGACAGTCATACCCACATCAACATCTGGACCAAAGGTCGCACCAGTCTCGGTCGTCGTTTGAGCAATTTGTCAAAGCACGGGTTCCTGCATGAGGATCACGGTTGGTTTGAATGTCTCGAAGGTTACTGGTATTGGTTAGCAACCGGCTGCAAACATGAACAGTTCAAACAGATGAACGGGTTTGAAGCCAAGCAGATCGGGTCCAAGATGGAGCGGGTGGAAATGCCTGACTTCCAGGAACGCTTCAAAGAAGGTATGCGACTACGCATCGAACAAAATGAGATCCTGCGCTCAGAGCTCTTGAATTCCTCGTTGCCGTTTGAACACTACTACGTCTATGGCAATGATGCAGTTCGTGACATGAAAGCGCGGCATCAATGGCAGCTGGACTTCTACGTGGAGTACCGGAATAAAATGCAAGAAGAATCTGAAAGCTCCAGGAAGAAACCCATGAAGATCTTGATTGCGGGTTCACGCACGTTGAAGAACTATAACCTGTTCAAACAGATTGCTGATGAATACATCGGTAACTTTGTCACCCCGTTTGATAAAGACTACGACATTGAGATCGTCACCGGTCTGGCGTTAGACGGTCCTGACAACATGGCAATCCGTTATGCACGTGAACGGGGTCATGGGTTGATTGGTCGTCCAGCGCTGTGGGATAAGTACCAAAAGCCTGCGGGGATGATTCGCAATGGCGTTATGGGTAAAATGGTGGATGCGGCACTGGTCCTGTGGGACGGTGAGTCTCGTGGCACCAAAAACATGATCGACCTCCTTGTGAAAAATAATATAAGCCATTTCGTGTTTATATTCAGCAAGGACTAACCCATGAACGCTGCACGTGCTGCTGTTGAGAAATACCTGATCGGGGCAATGGATCAGGTGATGCCAGGGAATAAAAACCCTGACATCTACCGCGACTACTTTGGTCGCTTAGATGACAATGCTTTTGATGCCATGATGGACCGCATGGAAAAGGATGATGAATCCTTCCCGTTCTACCATCCTAACTTCACCGGCAAGAACATCGACCTGGAACACCTGATCGGGATGATCACCAAAGAAGGTGGTGCGTTCATGGAGAAGATCAACATGGTTGACTTCGAAACTGGACAGCGCTTCCTGACTCCGATTGAATATCCGATTCTGCGTCTGCCTCTGCGTATTCAGCAGCAGAAGCTGCAGAAGAAGATGTCGGTGCCCAAAGACAACAAGCACGTCGACGACTTAACCGGTCAGCCGACGACCGAGTCGAAAGGCTCCGCCATCTCCTATCCTGAGATCCAGATCCTGTATGCAATGGGCATGAACAAAACCATGCAGGAGCTGCTCAAGGTGCGTGGGGGTGACGAGCAGGCTTACCGTAACTATAACAACGAGATCATCGCCACCGGCGGTGTGAACGTCGGCGCCATTGCCAGTCAGAAGACCAAGGTGAAATCCACGAAGACCGTGGGTGCGATCCTGCACGCAATGATGCTGACCAACAACCTTTAATAGGACGCGCATGAGAAACAAGCTGGCCGCCTTTGCCAGTGCGCTCAGTCAGAAACCTAACGACCCCCTGGTGCTGGAAATGGACGGTGCAGCCCAGGAAGTCGTTGAGGACTATTTCATGACGTGGTTACGCGCACGCATCAAGCACAATAAAGCACTCGAACGCAAGATCTCCGATGATGAAATTTACAACGCGGTGATCAAATATGCGGTCGGGTTAAACTCATCTTTCTTTTATGCCCGCCTGTGGTCTAAACCGGGGATTGAAGAACACATCTGGGGTCCGCTTGAAGCCCAACAGGATTTGTTGGATTTCGTCTATCGTGGTGCCAGTACGTTATACGCCCGGGTCTTTGGTCGCTCTTCGGATACGGCCAACCTTTCTGCTGATGCACTGGGTAAGCACCTGGCGGATTGTTTGACGCTGATGTCAAGCAGTGCCAGTCTGATACCGCCTGCAATGCGGGAAGTCTTCCCGCGTTATCAGGACCTGGAAGCCCAGTTCAAAGATAACCCGTGGTTGTTCTTCATCTACTACCTGACCCGGATTGACATCATGGTCGCGATTGAAAAGGAACCAACTAAATGAGTGGTACCATTAAATGCCTGGTGCAACTCGACTGCCTGATGGATACTCGTCTGGGTACCTTGAAGCGGTTGAATGCAGCTTCAGCGGAAATGATTGAAGACACGTACTACCACAAACGTACGGTCGACCGCTTTGACCTGAATGGGTCAAAAATCAATCAGGCGGCATATGAGGCGCTTTACAGCGCCCGCGATGAAGAGACGTTGAAAGTGTCTACCATGACACATCTGCCGATCTATCTGATGTCGCTGATCTCACGGCTGACCACGACCCAGGGCATGCCGTTGCTCTCTGAACAGTTTGCTATCCACGTCAACGTCTACCCGTATGTGTTGAGCGATGAAGTGTGCGACTCCATTCAGCAAGTGATCGAGACTTACACCAACAATGCGGCGGTGGTAGAAATTGTATCGTTTGCGCCAGAAGACCTGACCGTGTCGATGTTAAAGCACAGTTACGCGATTTGGTTTATGTACAGCTTTGATGAGTGGCTGATGAAGCACACAGAAGAGTTTAAGCAGACGACCATCCCAGAAGTGCGTATTGTTGCGCCACGTCTGTACTTAGCGGATGCGCCTACTCAGTTGGTTGAGAAGGTAAAAGCGGAGGAGTATGGGTGGGAGCAAATGGCGTTGATGTTTGCAGGGTTGGCGGGTGTGGTCTTCATGGATGTCAACATCTATTCCGTGATTACCGACACACCGCCTGACCTGGAAGTGTGATTACTTCTTGGCCATGATGTCATCGTAGTCGATGTGCTCAACCCCGATGTGGGCCTCTTCTGAAGAGATTTGGTCCATAGGCAGGTTAGCCAACTGTGGCGCAGGTGCGGACATCTGATCAGACGGAGAGCCAGCGTCAGCCAGAGCCATGCCACCTTTCTCCATGATGAAGTTAATGGCGCCGGCAATCTGACGTTGGAAGTCACCTTCGTTTTCTTGTGCCTGTTTGTCAAGGTCAAGACGCGCTTGTTTGTGAATGGAGTTATCCACGTCACCCATCGCAACCAGTGCGACACGCAACATCTTTGGATCTTTGTCCACGATGCGCTCACCAGGGTTCTCCGCAGGGGCTTCCATCACGCCTTCAATGATGTCCATGCGGTAGCGTTGCATTTTCTGCATTAACACGTCGTTACTGTCGAGGGCAATGTTACCGCTCATACTTCCTCCAAGAATTTTCAGGACTATATTACTAGTGTGTAAGTGGAACTGAATTAAGGACTACCCATGCGGTTCTTAAAACGTCTGTTGTTGAATCGTCTGCTCTCAGGGCTAGAGAAAGCACGACGTGATAGTTATAAGCCCGATGATGGCTTACGCGTGCTGGGCGCATTACGCAAAGTCATCAACAGCGACAATCCCATAGAATACTTTAGCGTGCGTTGCATGTTGGACGTGCGCTTTAGAGTACAGACTCACCGAGGCGTGGATTTGTTGACTACCGTTAGGGAAATCAACGAGAACCTCTCCTCTGAGTCTGGGTCGTTACCTGAGTCCCGAATCACCTATCGTTACCTGCAGGACGTACGGGTGATGTCACTCTACGATTGGTTAGTCGATGAAGACGGCAACGTTCTCGATATCCCCGAGTTCTACGACGCATTCATCAACCAGCTTAATCTGTTGTGTGACTTGGTGTACCAGGTGGACGACATTGACCGTGAGTACATTCTGCGAAAACTAACACCGTTATACAGCGAGCTGTTAATAGTGTTTGCCGGCACGTTAGAATGTGGTTTACGTAGCGTTTAGATGGAGTATACCCGTTGGATAATAAGAAACCGAAAGAGAAGATGGAAGAGCTGCTTACCGACCCCAGTAAGAAAAGCTTCTCCACTGCGCACCATCTCTTACGGATCTGGCGTGAGTTCTTGGCCGCTGAACAAGTGACCCCTTCAAAGTGGACGCGCTTGGTCGGAGAACACATCAGTAAATTGCGACAGATCAAATCGATGGATGCACAACAAATCGGAACGGCGCGTGGTAACTTGGTGAAGTCTTTCATTGAGAAGCCATCCATGTCGTTCCAGGCTCTGGTACGTGGAATGGAATTTTTGGGATATAAAGCCATTCGTATTCAGATTACTGGCATTCGCCCGGACGGCACTGAGATCACAAATGCAGCAACGATCTCTTTGCAGAAACGACGCATGCTTGGTGAGTCGCCTGAGAAAGAGGGGTCGTCGACGTCGGACCCTTCTATTGACGACGCTGAAGAAGATTAAAATGATATAGTTGGTGGGGCGACGGCCTCACCTCTATTCTTTTTTTTTGATTTGTTGGAGGCTCCATGGCGGTTGATATCGGAAGCTCGATAGGCAGTGCGTTAAAGCAAGCCAGTTCATTAACGACCAACGCGGTCTCGAAGGCTACCTCGATGTTCACCACCGGGTTGTCCGAAGACATCGCGCTGGTTGACTCAACAGCAAAGAGTGGCCTGGCTTCCCTGAACACCTTCAAAGACAATCAGGTCAACGCCCTGAATGGGTTTATTAAGAAGGTCTCAGGAGGCGCGCTTAGCATCAGTGAACTCTCCAGTTACATTGATGTGCGCAACGGTTTTAAAGTGGACTACATGTCGCTGGGTAAACGTTTGGGTGAAGCAGCTGGCTTCCCTATTAACTCTATCCTGAACATGTCGACCCAAATTCAACAGGAAGCGATGAACCTGTTGGATGCGTACCAAAGCAAAAACTACATGGGTTTGCTGAACACCCTGGGAATCAACATTGCGACCGATGGCTCGTATGAGATCACCAGTATGCTTACTGATGTCATTAACCGTTATGCGGATTCTGACAGTGAGTTCAGTACTGTGGTGGACCGCACAGCCCAGGTAGCGTTCTTAAACGTGATGCTGCAGTACACGGTGTCCTCCGGATTATGGGAAGGGATTGATACCCTACTCAACCAGTACACCAATAAACAGGATGGCTTAACCGCCTTGGGTAATTGCGCCAGCTATGCAATTGCCAACGGTGATATCTATACCCTGCAAGCAATTGTGGATCGTGTCGGTGCTACCCAGGTAAAAGCGTTGAACGCGAACGTGATTGTTGAGATGCTGCGTAACTTCCGCTTTCGCACCGGCGTCACCACCAGTGACTATCCAAACTACCGCGGTCGTTTAGCGGGAGTATTAGATGGTCTTGAACCTGGCTGGGACAAAGTTAACTTCGGTGGTGTCGTGGCCAATCGGCTTGAGCCGTTTACAGCGTGTTCACCGGATGTCATTACACTGCTGCAGTACGAGCCTCGGTTTCGTGACCAGGTGTTAATGGCAAAGCTTTACCCCAGTCAGAACCTCATTGATCTGCTGCGGTCAAGCTACCCGAACTTAGCAGTCGTGCAATAATCAGCATAACGAGCAGAGGCCAACGCCTCTGCTCTTATGCCGGTTTATTTTTTATACACTGCTTTTACCATCTTATCACTGAACGCCAGGACATCGCTTAACCGATCACCCAGGGTCTTTGCAATACGACGTTGCTTGCTGAGCTCAAACCACAACCCACAGCACAACAAACCGAGTAGAGTCACCGTAAAGCTTAACCCTACAATTACTTCTTCGTAATACCCTTCCACTGCATGCCTCCGATTATGAACGTCCTGTTCCCTGTACGAACATCTTAATGGCTTCACCGGCCAAAGAGTTTGAGAACGTGGCCGCCATCTGTGTCGGTGACACCCACTGCTTCACATCAAGCTTGGTACGTGCTAACACGCGCGCCAGTTTGTCTGACGTATAGATCTGTTCGTTCACCCCCATAGCGGAGAGCACGTTCAGGTAGTCAGAGTAGTTGGTGTCATCGGTCAACAGTTTGTTCATGGCAGCTGCCGGGTTAGTCAGGTCACCTGGGTTCAGCGCCGGCTCGATGGGGATGTGCATCAACGGCGACAGATCTACTACGGAGAACGTCACATCGATACCCAGCGGATGTTTGTCACGTGTCCAGCCCACATTACCCACACCACGCTGAATACTCATCGAGTCCACCATCCCTAAACGGGTCTGTGAACGCCCTTTGGAGAAGGCTTCGATAAGGAACGGTGAAGTATAGGCCTGAGAGCCCGCAGAATGCGGCAGGGCCATGTTTAGCAAACAAACCAGGGGAATGATCAGGTTTTGGATACGTGCCACTGGATGGCCGTACGGAGAGCGTAGATTGATGGTGTACGTTTCACGCGGAAGCGATACCGTCGATCCTGCCCAGTGCTGTGGAATGTCCACAAACCCCTGACCCAGCACGATGTTGGCAATACCACCTAACCCGGTCCCTGAGATTGCTCCTGCGACCACATCCTGCGCACCCCTGATCAAAGCATCGATACCGGGGATACCGGTTGCCCCGCCTGACATGGTAAAGCGCGCATCGTTAGTCTGTGCCGAGAAGCCGTTGAAGAACCCTGCCAGGTCGTTGTCTTTAAACGAACTGGAGAAAGACTCACCCACAGCACCATTGTGGTTAACCTTGAAACCAATGAACGCACCCCCGTCACGAAGTTCCGAGGCCAGGTGGGATTCAATGGATTCCATGAACGTCATGGGTTTCTCGGTGTTACTTACCGATACCGTCTGGCCGTTCTGCTGCACCGCGTTATTCACACCGGTGTCACCATCGGAGTCAGGGGTGTAGTTACCCGCCCGCTCGACGCCGTTGTTGTGATCGCCGTCACTGCCCAATCCTGAATTGAAGTAGGAGTTCAAATACGTCTTCAGGTTAGACTGTGAGGAATCCCCGGCTTTATCGGTCCAGTTATTGCCGTGCTGGTAAATGGCTCGAATCGCGGTCTCACGGTTCGTGGTGCTGGTTAAGCGTGACTCCAGGGCTTTCTCCCAACGAATCTGTTTACGCGTGGCACGGTTCGCCAGATAGAACAGATCCACAGTGCCGTCTGCTTTCCACAATCCCGGTAACAGGTTCGCAATCTGCTGACGTTCGTTCTGTGTGTACATCGAGAAATCAAAGCCTGAGACTTTACCCACATCAGCCAACTGACCATGACGGGTACGGAACACACGCGGCACAATTCCCATGTTAATGAGAATCTGGTTCAGCATGTGTGTACACGCTTTCCAGTAAAGCGGCATAACCGGTTTAGAATAGTAGAACTTGGATTTCGGAATACCGGCTAACCAACGTACGGTATTGTACGTGACCGAGATCGCCTGGATTGGCCAGTGCACAATAGACGAGGCCAATTCTGCAATCTTAAACAACCAACCCGGTGAACGACCCGTACGCGCCAGGTAGGCCGAGTTGGAGTCGAACATGTTGGAGAGGAACGTGAACATGCCGTTGAACTCTGGCACACCCATACGAAAATAAACGACGTCTGCGTTATCATCGATCGACACAGAGTAGTCAGAACCCATGCCCGAGAATTGGTCGGTCCAGAAACGTGAGGAACGAATGTCACACGTTGGTGACCACTGCGGCGGTGGGTTGATCCAGAAGTTACCCCCTGGGGTAGTATCAGTAAACTTGTTACGTGCTGCTTGGAAACGACGACGGTCTTTTAGTCCATCATCGATTGCCACACCCGAAAGCATGAACGCCTGCTGGATGTAGTCATGGTCCCGGATACTGACAGTCATGATGTGCTCCGAAGAAAGAAGGCTACCGGATACCCGGTAGCCATTCTGGTTTAGTTACTGTACGTGCGCTTCACGGAGATCCCTGGATTGCCTGCGCCCACAGGTGTCGACCGCACGGCACTGGTAGCTTGCTGTGGAGTCGGTGCTGCTGGAGTCGGTTGGGCTGCAGCCGGGGCCACGACCTCTTTCTCCGCCATCTGTTGGTTAGTGCCCGCAATCTTGTTCAGGGCCGCGATCATCTGATCGAGTTTCTCATTCGTGGTAGCCGTGTTCGCAGCGGTGGCCTTAACATGTGTATCATCCATTTCCATAGAAACTGGAACAGGCTGAACAGGTGCTGCAGGTTCGGGCTGGAGCTGTGGCTGCATCTCAGTCTTGTTGAGTACACTTGGATCGGCCGATGCCGTGGAGTCCGGTGCATTCGGTGTGACCGAGGCGGCGTTGTTGGTTGCAGTGGCGCTTGGACCTGCCGTGGACGACATGTCTGGCGGTGTGCTGCTTGGACCGGCGTTGGTGGTTGCACCAGGAGGAGGCGGTGCAGCTGCCGCAGCAGTTGCGCTGGTCGCCGCGGACTTATCATCCGGTACTGCCCCTTCCTGTTTCGCTTGCTCTTGTGCAGACTGACCCATCATATCTTCCATGGTCGAGCCGCCATCCGACGTGGTGCCGGTGTCGCCCTTGTCCTTGCCAGAGAGGATGTCGTCGTACTGACCGCCGTCTAAGGTCTGCATGTACTGCTGAGCAAGTTTCTGGGTATCTTCCAACCCAATCGTGCCGCCGTTGACAATCTTACGCACCCCTGCTACGTCGCCAGCTTTCGCTTTCTGACTGATCGCCTTGTTGGCTTTCCAGAAGTAGAGCGCAGATGCTGCCGCCATCGTTGGGTCTTCCGCAATGATATCCGGATCATCTACCAGGTCCACACCCAGTGCTTTAGAAGCACGTGTGTAGTTGTCTTTACCCGTTAACTGGATAAAGCCACGACCCCGGTATTTGTATCCATCACCTGGATTCTCGTTCCCCATGCGATTACCGTAAATGGTGTTCGCAATGGTGACCGGACCGCCACTGGCCACTTCCTGGGCTTTGGCTGCATTCGGGAACCGTTTCGGCCAGAGCTTCATTAACGTTTCAGGACGGTAACGTAAGTTCTCTTCCACATTCTTAAAGCCCCCGGTTTCATGGTGGGTGTTCGCCAACATGATCGCCAGTTCTTTCTTGTCTGTGATGCCGTTCTTCACCGCTTCACGAATCATGGCACGGGCACCCTCTTCGGTACCTGGACCCATCTTCAGCGGTTCAACCTTCCCGGTGCTGTCTAACCCACCGCCATCTTTCTTACCGACGCCATCAGGCATCTGACCGCCACCGTAAGCCCCATTGGTCTTACCGGTTGCTGGATCGTACGCGGTCTCTTGACGCTGAGAACTGCGCACCACCCCATCAGTACCTTTCACGGCGTTGGTGGTCTGCTGACCGGTGCTGTTATCCTTACGCCACTGTTTGTCAGTCGTACCATCCTCGCTTTGCTTCACACCCCCTTTAACTGGCTGGGCTTCGTACTGCGCCGTCTTCGCCAACTGTTTCAGGTTGTTGATGTGCATGTCGAGAATGGTGGCATCGGTATTGGAGGTATCCAAATCCGACCACGGACTGTCAGACACGGTCCAGATGTTGAGGTCAGTGCGACCGTCATTGTACGTCTGGGCCGTCATGGCGTTGATGATCATCAGTTTGGTTTCTGGCGGTAACTTCATCGCACCCATGGTTGGCTTGTCATCACCTACCTGGTTGTACACCGTTGAAGCAAACGCCAAATACGCCGGCAGGAAACGACGCGAGAACCACTTCGACCAACTGTTAAACGAGAACGAGGAGAGCCAGCCGTGACCAAACGAACTGGCCATGACATCAAACACCTCTTTCGTCTTACCGGTAAAGTGAACACCCCGACCGTTAAACGAGATCTTGTTCTGGATTACCAATTCCAATTGCAGCAAGGTCGAGACTTTGCTCACATCCAGATTCGGCAAACCGTAGATCTTCATTCGGGCAGCGGTTAAATCATCCAGCGCCTGACCTTTCGCTGGGAGTATGGACCCCAGGACGTCTTGCACGGAAACGATCGTTACCTCTTGCCCCCAACCTACGCCAATTTTGTGACCATCCAGATCCACACCTTTCAACTTACCGCCATCGGCAGGACGAATGGCATCCACCACATCTTTGTCTACCAGCGTTGCACGTGCGCGGTTTTCATTACCGGTGAGTACCAGTGAAGTCGACTTAGCATCCTTACTCGTGTTCTTCACTTCGGCCTTAAGCTGATCCACCACATTCTGTACTTCTTGCGTGGTTTCACGGTACCCGAGTGCTGGCTTGGTATTAAACAGCATACCTGACCAACGGTACGGATGATCAATTGACTCGTCAAACTGCTGACAGCGTTTGGCCATCTCATACTTCGCCGCATTGTCCTTAGAGGAATCAAGATCAGCGAACTTGACACCCGGGAACATTTGCTTGGCAACCGCATAGTGCGTTAAGAACACCGGTTTGAAACGTTGCACGAACCACCCACCAAACGCTTCCACTTCGTCACGGCTGTTCGGGTCTTCAATGAACGGTTTAGCCAACTCAGCCATTGGTGCTTTTGGATCGATCATGGCTTTACCGGAATCCAGTATTTTTACATACGGCTCCAGTGCGGCTTCCAGGGCAAAGATCTTCCCAGTGTAGTCAGACTTGATGGAATCCAAGCCGTACTGGTAAAGACGCATCTGCTGGAGCAAACCCGGTGAGTTGATCCATTTGTAGATCGCAGCACCGACACTGCTACCCGCCAGTGCACCCAGTGCAGAACCTACCACTGCACCAATAGCGGTACCGACCACAGGCACAACAGAACCAATCGCAGCACCCATTGCCATGCCACCCAGTGCACCACCTGCAGCACCGCCCAATCCTTCCGCTACACCCAGACCGTCATCATCCTGCCAGGCTTGATAGGCTTCGAACCCACCCACTGCCAGTGACCCCACAATCGGGATACGCCGCGCCAGAGTTTTAGCCCCACCTTTCAACAGCCACGATGCACGACCTGCCATACGACCCGGCTCACCGAGAATTGCTTTCGCACCTCGACCCAGCACGTTCTTGGCAGTCCAGCGCACAGCCCGGTTGATGATACCGCGTTTCTTCGGAGGACGACCCCCACGACCCCGACCGCGACGGTTACGACCACCGCGTTCCGGTGTGTCAACATCCGGCACGTCATCCATGAGATCACCTGCGGCATCGAGGGCTTTCTTACCCATGAGCAGTTTGCCTAATCCACCGACAAGGGTTCCGACCCAGCCAAGCTTAAGAAAGTTTGCCAAGCCTGCGAGAATCCCGTACTTCTTAATCCCGCCGAAGAACCCTGAGACGCTGGTGAAGATCCCACCCAGCAGACCAAAGAGTGACGTGGGTTTTTCCTTAGGCTCACCATCCTTGTCAACCTTCTCTTTCTCAGGTTTCGCTTTCTTACGGCGAAGCTGATCCAGCCAGGAATTATCACGAACGCCATCGCCGTCTGAGTCACCACGGGTACCCTCCTTCTTCTTACGTAAGAAAGACCAGACTGCTTTCGCACCCTTAAAGCCGAGAATCGCCGGACCCAGGGTTGCCCACTTAGTGACCGTGAACACACCGCTGGAATACATACGACCCAGACCAAAGGCTTTGGCAAGCTTACTGGCTTCGCGTCCTTTCATGCGATCACCCAACGACTTCAAGAACCCTTTACGTTCCTGGATGCCGTTGTTGATGACATTCGGGTCACCGGTGATCTGTGCCATGGTGGCGTCTTTCGCTGCACTGACCTGGTCACGGGTAGACGCAGTGATGCTAATCAGCTCACGGAGCAAGTCATTTTGCTCACCGGCTAATACCACCTCCGGTGCGGGCTCTTCCGATGCCTGGATTGCCTCAGGTTCAACAACCGGTACACGCGTTGGTTTGGCACCATCAACGATCGGTGTTTGAGACTGATCAAGGTTGACACCCACACCACTGCGCAAACTGGTGATGCTTAATCCGTCGAGTTGCTTTTGCAAAGACTGTACAATGAACGCGCCCCGTTTCTGTGCAGCATCGTACGCCTCTTGGCCCATCTCTTCTGGATCAAGATTGTGCAGCTGCTCTTTCACCTGGCGAATCATATCGGCCGTACGTTCTTTGATCCTGGCAATGCTGACATGGACAACATGCTCGTCACCGCTACCTTGCAGCATCCGTAGCTCATCGACCATGGCATCGTACTTGTCGCTGCAATCGGCGTAAAACTTGCTGAGCGCATCGTTAGTCATGCTGGCACGTAGACGTTCGGTTGCGGCAGCACCAATCCCTTTACCCCGATTCAGGATGTCATCGACTTTGCTCTTCGCTTTGTCCATACCACCTGAGAGACCCAGGTCTTCGGCTTTGCCTTTTACCTTGTCCGCCAGATCACTGGCTGCGCCTTTCACTTTCTCCTTGGCTTTGTCTTTGAGATCATCCACAGCACCCGTATCAATACGGTCTTTCAACGGGGCAGGGCCTTCGTCTTCGGCATCAGGACGGAAGTTCGGGTTGCTGATGAATTTCTCCATCATCTTCCAATACATGTCATGGTTGAAGACTTCCTGACCATTGACACGCTGGATAATCCCCATCTCCTTCAGCATGGCGCGCTGACCACCGTTGGCCAGTGCGTTGACGGAGTCCTGCACGTTAGGCATGTAGTTCTGCTGGGACTGCATGTTTGTTGCGACACGCTTACGCAGGTCAGCCACATCCGCACTGTCACCAATCTGGTACTTACCTAACAGCTTCGCCTTACCGGTGGCTTCCTTGGTATCGAAACGTTTGTGCAGGAAATCATTGATCTCCCGAATCGTCTCTTTACTGGCGTTGATCCAACCCGACTCCGTGAGATAGTTGTTGATGTTAAAACCATCGCCGGCATCCGCATCACGGGCAAAGCGCATCGCAAGTGCGACACGGGCATTGGCCGAGAGTTCTTCATCCGGGTCGATGGCTTCGACCATGCCGTTAAAGGAACCGGCGGCGGACTGGAACTCACTGCGGTTAAAGATGCTGGCACGGATATCTGCTTTGACACGGGCCTTGGAGGTAAACGCACCCTGACGGTGGTTAAAGGCTTGTTCCGGTTTGGCTTCCCCACCCCACACTTCGTACAGTTTCTGTTGCACGCTGAGCTGTTGAGTTAACAGACCCGGAATGACTTCCACGATCGAGCGACGGGTCATCATGTCAAACTGCGCCGGCTGCATCAGGTCCTTGATACCAGGCGTGGTAACACGGGTCTTGTTGCCTTGCGTAACCGGGATGTTAAACAGGGCGTTGTTCATCAGGGGATTCAGCACCCCTTTCTGCAGACGCGTGTACCATTTGTTGTTCGGGTCGAATTCGTTGTAGAACTCGTCGAACTGTTGACGGTTACGTAACCAACCATTGATCAGACCCGGTGCTGACTCGGCGTAGTAGCTGAGGTTGTGACCCAAGCCATTAGCCCGCGGGTTACGCTCCATACGGCTACGCATCAGCTGCTGTAACAAGAACGGGGCTGCACTGGCAAGCATACCGCCGGCAATCCGTCCTTTATTACCTGCACCACGGGTCATGCCTGACATCCGGGCTTGCTGCATCGAGCGCATGGCCGCACCCAATCCTGCGGCACCGGCTGACCAACGATGGTTCCCGTTCTGCGACATGTTGTCGACCATGTTGTACACAGAGTCGAACAAGTGGTTACCGTAGCGCGATACCGTGGCACCGATCTTACCTGTCCCGTATGCCTTGTTCACCAACTTCTGGTGATTAGGGGATTTATGGGCTTTCTCCAGGTCCGTCATGGCCGAGTTAGAGATCATGTTTGAGAAGGCTTCGAGCGAGCGTTTGTAATACTGCTCTTGCATCTTCGCAATCGAGATGTCCAACTTATAATGACGATACTGCAGTTCCAATGATCGGCGTTGGAAGGTCGAGGTAATGGTTTCGGTGTGACCAACCAGACGACGCTGCATGGTCAGGATCTGATCTAACAGAACCGCCTGCTTCGCGTCACCCTTTTGATTGGCCACGGCACCGGCTGCCAGAGTCGCCAGGAGTTCCTGGTGTTGGGCTTGTGACAACTCTGCATTGGCAGCGGCACCGTGTGTCATGGCGTCGAGGAGATCACTGGTGTCAGCGTCCACGTCAAGCTTCTGCCCGTCTTCGGTGACGTAGTCCTGCCAGCTGGTATCAGACGATGAGGCGTTGGCCCAATCTTCTAATCGTTTTGCAAGCTTTGCAGGAACCTTGTTACCGTACAGGCCGAGGGCTTCACGGGTGAGTTCACGGAACTCGTACACCGTCTCTTTGGTGTTCTCCCGGACTTTATCGTATAGGTCATCTTTAAACCGTAAGGTACGGTCAACTGTATCCAATGCCGGACCATACGAACGCGGAAGCATGGATTTGATCAGGCGTTGCGGGACACCGTAACCCGTTAACTCTGTGGTAACTCCCTCCCACAGACCCGACGCAAATTCTCTAATTACGTCGCCTTTCTTTTTGGCTTTCTTCGCACCCGAATTGGACGACTCGCCGAAGTCATAATCCAGATCGTAGTCAGGTGAGAAGTCACCAAAACTTAAATCGAAATCGTTAGCCATTTGAACACCCTTTTACGTGACTAATAAAGGACACCATTATGCGATCGGCTATGCTGCCTTTTAACATTGAATTAACCAACCCGCAGCGTATTCCGTGGGCGATGATGCGACCGGTAACGTCGTTGGATATTTACGACGGCCTCACCACCGACCTCAACGACAGCGGTTTATACTCCATCCCGATCTTCGGTCGTGTGGGTTCCGAGGAACGTGACGAGCGTTTCAGTTACATCCACATTAAAAGTTCTGTTTTCCACCCAGAGATGTTTAAGAGCATCGTGGCTTTGAAACAGATGTACGCCGGTATCCTTTCGGGTAACACATACGCGGTGTGGGATGAAAATGAAAAGGACTTCATAAAATCATCCGCACTTGAGGGTCAAACCGGTTTTGCCTTCTTTGTCCAGCACTGGAAAGACATCGAATTCAAAGAGACCGGATCCCCTAAGCGCAGTGATAAGATAAAGCTGGTGAACAAATACAAAGACCGCGCGATGCACCGTAACATCCTGGTGCTGCCAGCGGGTCTGCGTGAAATCCAGATTGATGAACGCGGTCGGACCGTTGAGAACGAAGTCAACGATATGTACCGTAAGCTGTTAAGCGCCGCTAACACCATCACAGACGATCCCGAGCTTGCAAACGGGAGTTTGTATGACACGGCGCGTTGGACGCTTCAGAATCGGTTTAACGAGCTCTACGAGTACTATGCCGGGATGCTGTCCGGTAAGCGTGGCTTACTGCAACAGAAGTGGGGCAGTCGTCGTGTGTTCAACGGCACGCGTAACGTCATCACCGCGGTACAGTTAGGCACAGCGACACTGGGGTCAAAGACAGCACCGGATATCAACGATACCCGTATTGGTCTGTACCAGTTAATCCGTGGTGCACTGCCGCTGACCATTCACCTCCTGCAAACCGGTTGGCTATCGCAAGTCTTCTCCTCGGGTACCCTGGCTCGTCTGATTGATCGTAAGACGTTGAAAAGCAGTGATGTCGAAATCGATGTCACGACGCTCACCAAGTGGACCACGCAAGAGGGCCTTGAGAAACTGATCAACGGTTTTCGTGACTCCACACTTCGCAATAAGCCCATTACCGTCAACGGGTACTATTTAGGCTTAGTGTATAGTGATGCGTCGACCTTTAAGATCTTTGGTGATATCGACGAGTTGCCGGCGAACTTCGATAAGAAGAACGTACACCCAATGACCTACACCGAGTTGATGTACCTCTCGGGTTACAAGCGTTGGAACGAACTCTACATGTTGGTGGTGCGTTATCCGATCACTGGCATGGGCTCGGTTTACCAGACCAAGGCGTATTGCTGCACCACGTTGAAGTCGTCCATTAAACAGGAACGTGATGAGTACTGGGAGCCGATCGATGGCGCCTATGCTATTGAGTTCCCAACGAATGAACGTGAAGCGGAGTTCATGGAATCCCTCTCGATGCATGCGTCCCGTATGGGTCTGCTGGGTGCGGACCATGATGGCGACACCTGTGGCGCAACGGTGCTGCTAGGTGACGATGTGCTGCGTGAATGCCGAGAGTCGTTAGCGAAACGAGAAACGTACATCACAGGTCGTGGTGAGTTCCTGATTGACTTAACCAACGATACCCTGGATTTCGTATTAAAAGCTCTTACCAGCTAAGGGACCCTTTATGATTTTGTATAATAGCTTCTTTCGTAAGATCTGTGTGCGAAAGAAAGAGCACGTGTTCAGTCCGCACTTCTTTCCGATGGCGGACTTTGAATTACCCCGTGGTGCACTCCTGCACTACGTGCCGTCTGATCTAACCGAATACGGCATTGAGCAGAACGACCTGCTGATTAACAAGTACAGCGATGACGTCTATATTGACCACGTGCGTCAGATCAAAACGCCACTGGGCAACCCCCAGGTCAAGACGTTGTCCTTGAACAACATGATCAAGCAGTACCACAACCGCCATAAACGTTTCAAGCTGGTCCGTAACATTGCGTCCGTGATGTCAAACCAGCGTTACTGTATTGTTGAAAACTACGCGATGGCGCAACACCAGTTGACCTATCGTCCAGCGATGTTCGTGAACTACTTCCGCTGGTACAACATGCAGTACACCGTGATGGAGCGGATGACCAACATCCAGAAAGAGTCTGACCGTAACCAGTTCATCTATTTACAGATGCCGGCGTCACTGCCTCAGCTGTCACAGCTGCGCGTCTATGATGAACGTATGGCCAAAGGGCTCGACAAGATTCAAGGTGTCGGTAACGAAGCCTTTATGGACGGTGTACCGGTTACCCAGTGGTACGGTGCAGGTCTTGAGTCACTGGATGATTACGATCAGGGCATGTTGATTGACGTGGCATTGGAAGCGTTTGAAGATACCCGTGATTCGTATTACGGTGCATCGGACCAAGCGTGGGAGCCAGGTGCGCGTATCAGTAACCAGGATGGACGTCTGCTGGATACGTTAGTGCGCATGGCCACCGGGAATGAGGTCTACCTGATCCCTGACACACTGCCACATTACGAACCACTGCTGACCGATCTGTCAGCCGGTATGGAAGCATTGGCTGCGTTCCAGTCTCGTGTCATGCGCTTTAAACCTGAGCTGCAGATGTCGGTGATGAACCGTCTGCGCACGGCGAACGATTACTGGTTCATTCACTTCTGGCTATGGTTAGGGAGCAACCGTGAAGCGTCACTGTTCAGTATGCTGGACCATGATCCAAAACAGCTGGAGAAGATCCACCTGGTATTTGGTAACGTGGGTGCGTACACTGTGGTACGTCTTGATGTCATTGAAAGATGGCGTGAAGAAATCCTGAAACAGTCAAAGGGCAACAACGGTCTGGATAACTTCCGCAAGCACATGCTGAAGTTCATGACCAAGCTCTTTGAAGTGAAAACGGGTGGCACGTCAATCAGTGACAGCGATGAACAACCTGAAGTGATTGAAGCCATTGCTCCGCCAGTAGAGGCGCAACCCACTGAAGGCGCTGAACCTGATACTGACGAAGAAGAAGCACCGGCACCGGTGGCGAAGTCTACCAATGTCTTTGGTGTGGACATTCCTTCACTGGATGAACCGGAACCGGCTAAACCCATCGTGACGGCCAAGCCGAAAACCGAAGAAGGGGACGAACCACTTTCAGATATTGAAGTCTACGAACAACGTAGCTTTGGTGATGAGATTGCGGACGATGAGTTCAACCATGACCGTGAAGGCCGGGTTGCGCAAGTGGTTCCCAATAACAACGTGGAAGCGAAACCTGAAGACGGTGTGTTGGCGCAGGTGGAAGTACTGGCAGATGCAGGCATGCTCTCGGCGGCTGAGTACAAACGTTTCCAACGTCTGGCTGAGCAGTACAAGAACATCCCTAACCCAGTCGGTCCGGGTACACTGGCAGATCTCATGAAGATCGACCCTTCTGTCCTGACGGATCTCTCAGGTGGGGAGGCGCCTGACTCGGTCAGTATCCTGAATAAAGGCATGCTGAGTACCTGTCTGGTTAACCTGGACAAGAACTACATCAAGAACGTACTCGAATCGGATATTGCGAACGCCGTGATGTCAGTGATGGGTGCGGGTGTAGCGGTACTGGATTACCAGCGTGAAGAGAAGCAGGATGCGGTCACGGCCTACGTGGTGTACGCGGTACAGGTTCAGCCGGTGGGTGGCAAAGTCAGCACGATTCGTTTCCGTGTACCGAAGCTCGAAGAAGACGGCACCACCATGGTGAACAACGTCAAGAGCCGTGTGCGTAAACAGCGTGTGGATATTCCTATCCGTAAGGTGTCCTCGACCAAAGTCTCCATGACCTCTTATTACGGTAAGAGTTTCATGACCCGTTCTGAGAAGGCGGTGCATGACTACGGTAAATGGCTGGGCAATCGCATTAACCTGATGTCACTGGCTAACCCAAGTGACTCGACGTATGTACCGCCGGTGTCCAACCTGGTGATCGGCCGTTACTTCGTTTCCAGTGTGCGCGTACCTCACACCTACGCCGTGATCTCTCAGCGTTATAAAGGCTTCGATTACCAGGGCATCTCTTTCCTGTTCTCCGTCAAACAAGCGAAAGCCCAGTTTGGTGAAGAGCTGTGGGATCGTTACTACGGTAACAAGCTGGTGATCTGTGGTCATCAAAATGGTAGCCCGGTATTGATGGATGATTCCGGTGCGCTGTATCTGGCCAACGGGGATTCACTGGAGCAGCTCGGCGACTTCGAAACCTTCTTAGGATTAGATGCCGCGAAAGCGCCGGTGGAGACGGTGGAACTGCAGGTCTTCCGTAAAGCTATTCCGGTGGGCGTGATTCTGTCCTACTACTACGGCTTGTCGGTGATGATCGAACAGCTGCAGTTGCAGGTGCGTATTGCCCAACGTGGTGAACGTCTGAACCTGACGGCGGATGAACGCACTGTGACCTTTAACGATGAGGTCCTGATCTTCAACCGCAGTGATCGCTTTGCTGCCATGCTCTTAAACGGGTTCAACTATTACGACAAAGAAGTGCAGCGTTTTAGCCGCTATGACTTTGACCGTAAATCCGTGTACTCCAACTTACTGGCATCTGCCGGTATGGGTGTGCGTTGGGTGCGTGAACTCGATCTGATGCGTGACATGTTCATTGACCCGATTACCCGTGAAGAACTCAAACGCATGGGTGCGCCGACTCGTTGGGATCTGTTGCTGCTGCATGCGGTGAAGATGCTCCTGAACGATCAACACATCCGTGAGACCTCGATGCGTGAACAACGTGTGCGTGGCTCTGAACGTGTGGCCGGTGCGGTGTACAATGAACTGGTGAAAGCAACCCGTCAGCTGAAGGCACGTGCTGTTGCAACCAAAGCGGGTCTGGAGCTTCATCCGGATGCGGTCTGGTATGCATTGCTGGATGACACTGCGACAACTCCTGTCGAAGAGTGTAACCCGGTGCACAACCACAAAGACTATTCCGTGGTGACCTTTGGTGGCACTGGTGGGCGTACTGCGCGTTCCATGACCAAACCTACACGTGAGTTCATTCCGGATAACTTGGGCGTTGTGTCTGAGTCGTCGGTGGATAACTCTGACGTAGGTTACACAGCACACATGGTTAGTGATCCTTTATTAACGGATCTGCGTGGTAACGCACAAGCGGCAACGGATGAAACGAACCCAGCCAGTCTGGTGTCGTTTACTGCGATGTTGAACCCCGGCTCTGACCGTGACTCACCTCAGCGTGTGATGTTTACCTCGGTCCAGCACTCCCAGGGTATGTATGCGGTGGGGTATAAAACCACTCCGTATCGTACAGGTGCTGAGCGTATGTTGGCACACCGTGTCTCCAAGATCTTTGCGTATCCGGCAGAGGGCGATGGGGTGATCACGGAAGTCAGCGACAAACACGTGCTGGTTGATTACGGTGATCGTGTTGTGGGTGTTGAGATCGGGACACGTTTCGGCTCGGCCTCAGGTACGATGTACGTGCACGAAATTGTAACGGACATGAAAGCGGGCGATACGGTGAAGAAAGGTCATGTGATCGTTTGGAACCGCAACTACTTCGAACGCGATTTCATGGAACCGACGCAGGTCTCGTGGAAGGGCGGTGTGATGGTGAACACTGCGTTGATGGAAGATCAGTTTACCTACGAAGACTCCTCGATGATTTATCGGGGTGTGGGTAAAGAGTTGGCCACCTTTACCGGTAAGCCAATTCCAATTCTGGTGAACTTTGATCAAGAGGTACGTAACCTGGTGACGGTCGGTGATGAAGTCGATCAGGAAACAATCTTATGTACCTTGGAGAACCTGGTGAGCGCCCAGCTGGGCCTGGATGACGACGGCAGTTACGACGGTCTTCGTGTCTTTGGCAACGACAACCCGAAAGCGAAAGCTACCGGTCGTGTCGCAAAAATTGAGGTGCTGTATCGGGGCAACATTGAGGACATGTCGGAGTCGCTGGCAATACTGGCTAACCGGTCAGACCGTGAACGTCGCAAACTGAATCGTCAGATGCGCGGCAATAAAGCGGAAACCGGTGAGGTCATGAGCGGTCTGCGTATCGGTGGTGACACGCTTGAAAACAAACAGGCGGTGATCTACGTTTACCTGATCGTTCCCATGCCAACCATTATCGGTGATAAGGGTGTATTCGCCAACCAGATGAAATCAACCTTTGGTTACATCTACGACGAACGCATCACAACGTTCAAAGGTCTGGAAGTCGGGGCTATCTTCTCCAACCTCTCGATCGCGAACCGTATGGTGACTTCACCGTACATCATCGGTGCCATGAACTCCTACTTGTACACGGTGACCAAAAACGCAATTAAGTTACGTCATTCACTGCAGGAGTAAATCGTGAACGAGCAAAAAGTCCGTAGTCTGCAGCAGCAGCTAAAAGATGCCGGTTTCTATACAGGTATCGTCGACGGCATCTGGGGCAATGGCTCGCAGGGTGCTTTAACCGCTTACATCAATGCTGGTAAACCACTGGCACCTCTGGGGGGTCTCGATCTGGATATCGCCTGGAGTGGCAAAGTGTCACCAGCCTTCACTGCGCGTGTGCGTCTCATGGCACAGCAGCTGAAGATGCCAGAAGGTGGTGCCAGCATGCTCATGGCATGCATGGCGTTTGAGACCGGGGAAACCTTCAGCCCGACGATTAAGAACGGCGCAGGTGCTCCTTACTACGGTCTCATTCAGTTTGGCAAAGCGGCTGCAACGGACTGCGGAACCACAGTAGAAGCACTCGTGCAAATGACTGCGGAACAACAGCTGGAGTACGTGTACCTGTACTTCAAGCCGTTGGCCGGTAAGCTCATGACCGTGAGTGATCTGTACATGAAGATCTTGTGGCCTGCTGCAGTTGGTAAGCCTGAGAACTTTGTACTGTGGACCAAAGAAGGTCG